TACGTATCCGCAATGGTATAGGAGATGGTGCTCACAATTCTAGGTATACGTTCCTAGAGAATTGGCTTCCGAAAGGACTGTTCATCTGGATAGAAAATGGCAAACAATATGTTGCTATGTCCAAAATAGAGGCGAATTATAGACCATATGCTTTGACCACAGACAAAAAGTTGTTTCTACCTAAAACACTGTATGGCAGTCATGTCTGGAACGAAGACCTGACCGATAAGTTACGTGTTGATGGTAAAAATTACCTGACATTTACACGTCACCAGGGAGAACACACTTGGCGACCACAGGGTGACACGTTTGAGTATGTACCTCAAAAGAAAATTGTAGATAAAGAAGCTAAAAAGAAGTTACAACCATACATCGAAAGCCATTGGGAGTATATCACGACTATGTACAATTTGTTGGACATTAAACGTGCGCGTAGTAGAGATGAGTATGATTGGACTTCATGGCATGAAAGAAGCAACCATAATTCCGACTATCTTGAGAGAGTAAAGAATGAGGACAAGGACGATAAGTTGTCGTTTGCGGTGGACTTTTTGACAGAAGAAAGTTGTACACAATTTACTGTTCTCACAGAAGAAGATCGTAAGCGTTTGCGTAGATTATACAATCAGTGGGTAAATAAAAAGATGGGTTTGTTGAGCACCATGCCACCACAAGTAGTAAGAAGAAAGGGAGAGTAATGGAAAGTGTAAAAGACATAGTAGGTCTCATATGCATATGCGTTATAGTGTATGTCGTATGTATGTTTGGAGTATAGTACGTCAATGACGTACATAACATAGAGAGGAAAGAAGATGAGTAAAAAAGATAGACTAGATGAACTCGGTATATGTCATGATACTGTAATTGTTGAAATAGAAGGCGGAGTGCTTAAAGAGGTTCACAATACGCCTAATGATTATGTTCTGTTTGATTGGGATAACATCAAAGATGAAGGAGAAACCACCAACAAAGAAGGCGAACTGCTTTTGATGTTGGAAACATTAACAGAAATAAAGGAGGAAACAGAATGACATTTGAAATACTAATATCAATGTACGTGGGGGCACTACTTGTTTACGTGCCCTACGTGTTAACCAAAATAATTAAAACTAGACGAGAACATGACCGCCTACGTAAAGAGTTTATCATGCAACGTCCAAACCATGAGTATTGGAACAGAGGAGGAGAAGATGTTTGAATTAGGTAAGAAACATACATTAGATAGGTGGATAAAAGACGTGAGCAAGAAATATGTATTAGACCACATAAGCCGAAAGTTAGGTTTGATGCACGTAGACGCAGTGGCTAGTGATGACATAACGCTTGCCCTAAAGATAAACGAAGTAATGGCTTTACTAACATTATATAGAGGAGAGGATAATGGCTGAATATAAGAGAGTAAGAGTTAAGAGCGTCAGTGGTGTACCAATGCCCCTGTTTGGTAAATCTCAACCTCAGTTAAGTAGTGATCCTTATGATGGAGTACTTAGAGAGGTACAGAATTTTATGGACGCTGTAAGTAACGGTATACGTGGTATCAAGTTTGGGTATCTACACAGTGCTAATAAAGTAGCCGTGTATATGGAAGGTCACCCCTATACAATGGGGTGGATAGGTTTCTTTGACCACAGAGATAATCCAAGCGAAGAAATACCGCATTACATAGTTTATTCTAACAACATTAATAATGGTAAGTATGCTTGGTCAGACCAAGTACACATGGCAACGTCTGTTAATTTATCTACGGCGGTGAAGAACGCTAAAAAATATTTACGTAACTTCACAATCAACCAACTTGCGTATGATGAGTTCTTTAGTATAAGCACAGAGCATACAGATATTGGTTATCAGGCATCACAAAAAACTAGAATAGCAAAATCAAAGTTAAACGACCATGATAGTTTTTACAGTGAGATGAGCAATATACTTGCTATGGGTCACCAATTTATCAATATTGATTTTGCTAATTCTGTGCAGGAGTACGTTACATTAGAGCAAGAACAAAAACAAAGTCGTAAGAGTTCTGCTGTGTTTGTACGCCACTATGAACGACTTGGTAAAAACGTGTTTGATGTTGTTGATATACCCGATGTTACTAAAGATAGGCTCAAGGTATTACATAGGTGCAACCAGACATACACTGAAGAAGATTTACCGAAACATATTATGGACGGCATAGCCGTGCTTAGAATTTTACCCGAAACAGCGAAAGACACGCGTAGTACTATAAGAGGTACATATGTTGATGGGGTTGGACATAGAGTCGGTGATGATATGTACTTCATTCTTGTATGAATACGTTATACTGTGTTCGGGTAGATCCTGATACAAAACTTGTCAACGTACAATGTATTGGTATGTTTTGCGTTGACAACAAACTAAATACTACGTATAACTCTATTAATGAACTACCCGAATGGGTACAAGATAAGATAGCGGTCTTACTGATTGCTGAAGAAGGTGGGGTTATCGAAGGTGTTGGTTGTAGGTCTAAGAATTTATTCCATATTTATGAATAGTACGTCAATGACGTACATCTTGGGGGAGCGTCAATGCTCTCCCAGTGAAAATTTTGAAGCCAGTTTTTTTGAAACCAGTTGCGAGGTCATGTTATGGCTATGACCCCTGAAGCAAAAGTTAAGAAGATTGTGGTGAAGCATCTCAAGTCTATGGGTGCTTACTACTTTTACCCAGTTACAGGTGGCTACGGTGGTAGCGGTGTACCTGATGTAGTTGGGTGCTACAAAGGAAAGTTTTTTGGTATTGAATGTAAAGCAGGTAAGAACAAGCCTACACCATTACAGGAAAAGAACTTACGAGATATAAAGAAGATGGGTGGAATTGCTGTCGTTGTTAATGAAGAAAACATGAATAGTGTTGGTTCATTGCTTGCGAACAATCTGTTTGGCGTAAAGGATTACGAAGATATACCTGACCCTTGGAGCCAATGGCACGATACGACAGACTAAGTAGAGAGAGGTCTTTAAATATCCTTTACAGCAATGGTTGTTAGTTTTTGATGAGCTTTTGGGTAATCCTTTCTACATCTTTCCCTTAACGATGAAATTGCCGATTAAGATACGATACATCTAGCCCCCCATTGCAGTGGGGGGCGAACGAAACAAAGGAGAGAGAAATGAAGAAACGGAAAGTAGAAGAACAAGTATTTGGGTACTTGTTAGATAACCCATTGGCTACGGCAGATGAGATCACCAAGGCGGTTGGTTGTTCATATAGTTACGCAAGTAAAACATTAAATCGTGTTGGCACACCAAAAGAAGTTTTCGTGAAAGAACAGTTCAAGAAAGAAGCTAACCGAAGTGTTTTACTTGATGAAGCATCGCGCCTAACGTCTGGTGAGCGTAACAAAGATTACGGTGACCCTGTGGAGAACATGACCCACATAGCAAATATATTTAATGCTATGACAGGGCACAAGATAAAACCATCAGAAGTGCCTATGTTCCATATTGCTACAAAGTTAGCACGTAGGAGAACAAGTCCACTCAAGAGAGACCACTACGTAGACATCATGGCCTACGTTGGTATTGCTTATGAGTGTGAAGTGGAGGAAGAATGATGAATTGTTGGCACTGTAAAACGGAGTTAATATGGGGTGGAGATCACGACATAGAAGAAGAAGATTCTAATTGGTCTATAGTAACTAACCTAAGCTGTCCTAAATGTGCGTGTCATGTAGACGTATATTATCCGAAAGAAGATAACGTGGGGGAAGAATGATGGACTTAATCACACTGGACTTCGAAACCTTCTATGACAAGGAAACATCTTTACGTAAGATGACAACTGAAGCGTATGTACGTGACCCCAACTTTGAAGTGATTGGGGTTGGTATTAAGCTAAACAATCAAGAAACAGAGTGGGCGAGTGGTACACGTAAACAAGTTACTGAGTACCTATCTAAGTTCCCCTGGGAAAGCTCTATGGTAGTGGCTCACAATGCCATGTTTGATGGGGCTATACTTAATTGGCATTATGGGATTAGCCCTAAAGTATATATGGATACTTTGTGCATTTCTCGTGCAGTTCATGGGGTGGAGACAAGCAGTAGTCTTAAAGCATTATCTGAAAGATATGGTATTGGAGAGAAGGGTGACGAGGTACTGAACACCCTTGGAAAGAAAAGGAAAGATTTCTCAGAAGAAGAACTAAGTAAGTTCGGTGACTATTGTGTCAATGATGTTGACCTAACTTTTGAACTCTTTAAGATAATGGCTAAAGACTTTCCTCGTAAAGAGATGAAACTTATAGACCTGACCTTGCGTATGTTTGTAGAACCTATCCTAGATTTAGATCTGGCTGGGCTAGAATATCACCTCACTGAAACACGTTCTCGTAAGGACGCTTTGTTGACCAGCGCAGGTGTGGACAAAGCTGACCTCATGTCAAACCCTAAATTTGCTGAACTATTAGAGCAGTTAGGTGTGAAGCCCCCCATGAAGTTATCACCTACTACAGGCAAGGAGACGTTTGCATTTGCCAAATCAGACGAGGGGTTCAAAGTACTCGAAGACCATGAGGATGAAAGGGTACAACAATTAGTAGCGGCGCGTCTTGGGAACAAAAGCACGTTAGAAGAGACACGGACGCAGAGGTTCATTGATATATCTAAACGTGGTCTGTTACCTGTACCTGTAAGGTATTATGCGGCACATACTGGACGATGGGGTGGCGACGACAAGATTAATCTGCAAAACCTACCGAGTCGTGGTGTCAATGGTAAGAAACTCAAACAAAGTATAATTGCACCAGAAGGGCACACTATTATTGATTGTGATTCATCACAGATTGAAGCGAGGGTGTTGGCTTGGCTTGCAGAGCAAGATGATCTAACTCAAGCGTTTACCGCAGGAGAAGATGTTTACAAGAAGATGGCTTCTCGTATATATGGAGTCTCCGAAGAAGATGTTACTAAGGAACAGAGGTTTGTGGGTAAGACTACAATTCTTGGTGCAGGGTATGGTATGGGTGCTGTTAAGTTCCAAGCTCAGTTGAAGACATTTGGTTTTGATATAGAACTAGCAGAAGCACGGCGTGTCATAAACATATACCGTGAAGCTAATTGGAAAATAAACAAGTTATGGAGAGATGCACAACATATGCTTACAGGTCTATCTAACAGAGAAAACATACAGTTTGGGTTAGATGGGGTAATACAAGTGGTTGATGGAGCGATGCTACTACCCTCTGGTTTGAAGTTGGGTTACGGAGATTTACAGTTTACGCAGACAGACAAAGGTGTAGAGTTTGACTATAAAACAAGGCGTGGTCGCACCAGAATATATGGCGGTAAGGTCATAGAGAATGTCTGCCAAGCGATAGCACGTTGCATAATTGGCGAACAAATGTTAAATATAGCTAAGAAATATCGTGTTGTGTTGACAGTACATGACTCGATTGTCTGCTGTGTAGCAGACGCAGAAGTAGAAGAAGCGCGGGAATACATCGAAGAATGTATGCGTTGGACACCTCATTGGGCGAAAGGCTTACCGATTAATTGTGAGTCAGGAACAGGCAAAACATACGGAGATTGTGAGTGAGTATAGCACCGTGGTCGTTTAGTAGGCTGAAATCTTTCGAGCAGTGTCCTAAACAGTTTTATCACATGAAGATAGCTAAAGACTATTCTGAACCCGAAACAGATGCCATGCGCTATGGAACTGAAGCTCACCTTGCGGCTGAGGAGTTTATTAGAGATGGGAAACCAGTGCCTGTTAAGTTTGCTTACATGAAAGATGTCCTGGAAGCACTTAATAGAAGACGTGGTAACAAGATTACAGAAATAAAAATGGGTTTGACCCAGGAACTGGAGCCTTGTGGCTTCATGTCTAAAGACGTTTGGTGGAGAGGTATAGCTGATCTCGTAATTACAGACGGTAGCACCGCGTGGATCGTGGATTATAAAACAAGTAAGTCTGCTAAGTATGCAGATAAAGGGCAGTTAGAACTTATGGCTTTAGCTACGTTTAAATACTTTCCCGAAATAAAAACTATTAATGCTGCGCTAATTTTTACAAAAGCTAAAAAGTTTGTAAAACACAAATATACTGATGACATGATAGACTCTTTGTGGGATAAATGGTTATCTAAGTTTAGACGTATGGAGGTGGCTTATGAAACAGATACTTGGAACGCCCACCCCAGTGGTCTATGTAAAAGACATTGCGCTGTAATAGAGTGCGTATACAACGGGAGTAACTGATGGCCTATACTAAATCACCTAGACCCTACAAGAAAGAATACAAAAAACAAAAGGAACGTGGGGAACACCCAGACAGAATGGAACGGCAACGTGCCAGACGTGCTTACGATAAAAAAGGAATAAACCGCAAAGGTAAAGACGTAAGCCATAATAAGATGTTAAGTAAGGGGGGCAGTAACAAAGACGGTACTAGACTGGAAAGCCCTTCAAAGAACCGTGCAAGAAACGGACAGAAGAAAAAGAAAAAATAAAATATACTGGAGAGTATTTTGAAGATTATTGACAACAAAGCTTTGTTGCTTAGAGTACGTGACCCTAACAGAGTTACAGCCCTCATACCAAAGAGCCAACAACTACCAGACAATAAAGTACTAGTTAACTGGGGGCTTGCCGAAGCATCGAGCCTTAAGGCACTAAACATAAAAGCACCGTCACCCATTGAGGGTAGGTACAAGTGGACAGGCAAGCACAAACCCTTTGACCACCAGAAAACAACCGCAGGGTTCTTGACGATGAACAAGAGAGCCTTTTGTTTTAACGAACAGGGTACAGGCAAGACAGCTAGTGCGATATGGGCGTCGGACTATTT